AATTCGAAAAAGCCAGTAAAGTTATCCCCATATATTCCATCAGTAAGAAATTTATTAGAAGAACCTATCTGGTTAATGTCGAATGTCCATGAGCCACCGTTTAATATAGCAGCAGTCATTTGACCTGCAACAGCATCTGCTCCACCAATTATATTGCTAGAACCGAGTTGCTCGATGTCAATAGCACCATTGTCTCCTGTTTGGTCAATGTAGATTTCATTGTCTGCATATAGACCAACAGATAAGAATAATACTAATAGTATTCTCATTTCTTCTCTCCCCAGTACGTCCAGTACTCTTTTTCTCTGCCCTCTCTAATTAATTCAACAACTGCAGTTTCCATTGCAGCTTGTATGGCTATTGACTTGCTTTCGTTCATAGCGTTACCGCTTTCAACTTCTACAAGCTCTGTGCCGTCTGCAATGAATCTGAAAAAGTCATTAGAAAGACCAACAGAAAGTATCGCTTTTGAAGTAAGGATTTCCAATAAGATTTCTCCTGTACTCACAGAAACTAATCTTAATGAAACCACTACGGTATCCTCACGATACTGTTTAGAAGTGCCAACTCCTAGATACCTAGCTCCAGCACCTCCACTTGTTAAATTAGTGTTATAGTCCACTATACCCCCTTCGATAATTAAACCTGCAAACAGTAGTGGTTGTTGTTCGGTTACATCATCAAAACTTTGTCTAGTCTGTCTTATAAGTTGTCTTTCTCTTGTAAGATTGTCTAATCCTTTTCTTTCTACAACTTTGAAAAAGCCAGACTGTTTGAGTGCTCTAATTAGGTATGCTTCGGGAGCCATAGTTACAGCAGTGCTGAAACTAGCAACACCATCGACACTCTTTCTTTGTCCTGTTAAATCGTTAAATGAGTATACCGCCACGACAGGAGTTCGTGAAGGTAGTGGCATATTTTGAATTGCTTCCGTAATTGGTTTTTCAATTATTGCATCGCCAGAAAAACATTCTGCTTTCTGTACGATTGTAACTAAATCTTTATAGTCTGAATCTGGATTGGTTACACAAGGAGATATATAACCTCCATGAGTTGCACACCCACTAATCAGAAGGAAAGCCGAAGTCACCAATAGGAATTGTGATAACTGTGGTTTCACCTGTTGCCTCATTGAAGATAGTCATTGTTAGTGTAACGCCATCTGATGTCCAAGTAATAAGGTTATCAAATAGTAAAAAACTACCTTCCGTTGCAGGATTCTCTCCAAATAGTTGGTCTACTAATTGACGAGATAACTGCGCATATACTCTTGATTCGAAGTTCTTAATAAATCTTGCTAAAGTAGTGTTTTCCGCATCTCTTTCGAGTTGCTCTTTCATAGCTTTTATTTCTGCTTCGATTGCCTCTTTACGAGTCATTTCTTGACTATCGATAGTAAGATAATGACTTGATGTTCCCACGCCACTGAAGGACGGAGATTTGAATTTAAATTTTATTTCATCTGCCGAAAGTTCTGCTACCATTAAGACTCCGACAAGTAAAAATAGTGTACCAACTACAGCATTAGAAATTCTATTATTTATCCTTTTTTCGTTCATTTTCTTTCATCTGTAAAACTGTGTCCAGTTTCTCTTGCAAGCGAATCATATCGTTGTCCATCATTCTAATCTGGTCGATTAACTTCAGAACTGTCATTTTCATTTCTTCGGTTGCAGGGTCGATTTTTTCGGTTATTGTAGTCCATACAAAATAGACAAAATATCCAAGTCCGAGCATTGCTAGTATTGGAAAACCAAACTGTTGGATTACCTCAGCTATATCTTCCATCAATCTCTCCTTGCATCTATAGTGCCGTCTTCTACAAAATTTTCTGCTCTTGATATTCTTTTTAAATCAGGTGTAAGTTCAAGTGCAGAACTAACGCTTACATCTATTCTAACCATGTCATTGTTCATTACTTTAATTCTAGTAATTAACATTGAACATATGCCTTTTAACTCCTCTGTGTTGCCTACTACATCTTCCATTATCTTTCTTATAATGATAAATATAAAACCACCCATAAATACCGCTGCTGCGATAGGTGCTCCTACATCACTTATAAAATTAAATATGGTGTATTCTTCTATCATAGTTCTATTGCAAAAATTTTATCTTCGTTTACTTTTTCTAAGTCAAAATTTATTGAAACACCGCAACCACAAGATGATTGTTCTTTAGGATTAATAAATTTGAATATTTCATTAAGTCCTTCTTTTTGATAATCTAGTGTCATACCTATTAAGTAGGGAGCCGATATTTTATTTATTAGTACCCTAAATTTTCCGTAATCCAGTTCCACATCTTCTTCAGTGGGTAAACTATCAGTCCTATCAAATACATACTCAAAACCAGCACACCCCCCGCCAGTAATACCCAAGCGGATACCAGCAAATTTTTCTTTTGCTTGTTTTTCCAAAATCTTGGTGATTGCCTCATTCGTAATCTCTATCATACTTTTTCTTTCTAGGTATTACCTTCGTCCTATCTTGATGTACCAAAGTTCTTCCATGCTTTGGAGTCTTTTTTCTAGCAAATATTCTATCCCAGTTTTCAGTAAACTCTTCTTCTGTGATAAGTTTTGGTCTTTGTTTACTTCCCTTGGACATTTACTAGCTTCCATACTTTATTCAGTCTGCCCGACTTCATCAACTGATGAATCGTATTGATTATGTTTTCTATGTGCACTTTTTTCCTCCCAGTTTTCTATTGCTTTCTTAATAGAATCTTCTGCTAGAACAGAACAGTGCAGTTTAATAGGAGGCAGTTGTAGTGCCTCTGCGATATCTCTATCTTTTATTAATTTGGCTTCCTCTATAGTCTTGCCTTTTAACATATCTACAAACATTGTTGATGAGGCAATAGCGCTGCCACACCCATAAGTTTTAAACTTAACATCTATTATTCTTTCATCTATGTCAAGTTTTAGTTGAAGTTTCATTACATCACCACAAGCTGGTGCTCCAGTCATTCCTGTGGCTACATCGGGGTCTTTGGGATTGAATCGTCCTACACTGAATTTTTTCGGATTATTCAGTACATTGTAAAATCTGTCATTAACTTCTTTACTATATGGCATTAATCTTTTATCCCTAATACATAGTTCTCTGCTGCGTTTTCCGCATACATTTCATTATGTCCTCTATAAAACTCAGTCCTTACGACTTCTCCGTTTTTATATAATCTACAACCCCAGTGGTTGTCTAGTTTTACAACATCGGCTCTTCTATCACCATCTATATATGTACTATACTCTGTCATACTTTCTCCTATTTACTAAGTAGTTTTTCCATAAGTTTTCCATAATTACCTTGTCCAAAAGGTAATTCGCTATTAATCTGTACATTAGTCTGGTTTTTAATGTTAGAGGCTTTTGCTTTCTCTAACTCTGCCATGGCTTTTATTTCGTCCATTCTCATTTTATGAGCCATTTGTATTAAATCTGCTAAGTCTTTATTAGTATAAATTTGACTTTCATCTGCTTCTTCTAGCTTTCTATCTATTAAGTCGTCCAGTGTGTTTGCTAACTTAAATCTATTTCTGTAACCTGTGTCTAAATATACTTGGTCTATGTATTGTTTAATTTCGCGTTTGCCCAAGTACTCTTGTACGGTGTTTTCGTCTATACCTAACCGTGTGCATACTGCTGGTAAATTTCCTAGCTCTAAGTATGCGTTTGCGATTTCTAAGCCTTCTGGACTCATTTTGGTTACAATTTCATTCTTCATACTTGAATTATATCAAATTTTGAATCTCGTGTCAAGAATTATTTTTATATGCATCATCATGATGCTCTGACCGCGTCTTTTTATAAGTTCGCGATTTTTTCAAAAGTTGTACGCGCGGGGGTGTATAATACACAGGGACAGGGCAGGTCTGCTAACCCCCCCTATCACAAAATGCTAGAGGTGTCAACCCCCTAGCACCTTTAATATTTTGTCTGCATTGAGCAAGGCAAGAATTACTGTAATTAAAAGGACTGTATCCATAATCACACTATAAGAAATATATAACTTCTTACCAACTTCTGAAATCAATCTCTTCTCAACCACGATAAAAGGAATTCCTTCTGCTTTCAATTTCTTGATTGCCTTCTTGAAATTCTTCTTGCTCTCAGGACTGTTATCCCACTCGGTCAAGATTAACTTCTTCTTCTCTAAGATGTTCCACATTTTGTTTTCTCCTTTTTTGTTTAACATACTTATTATAATACTGATTTTTCAAACAATTGCAACCCCTAAATAGAAAATAATCCCACTTTTTTTGTCACACAATTGTCACACAATTGTCACACAATTGTCACACAAAAAATTTGACACGCACTTGAAAAAATGTTACCCTAATAGGGTGGGGGGAGGGGGGCGC